ACAAGATCGCGGCGAAGATGTTTTCCCTGCACTTATTGTTTGCCCTAATACATTGAAGAAAAACTGGAAGCGTGAGTTTGAACGCTGGTGGCCTGGAGTTGATGTTGAGGTTATTAAAGGTTCTGCAACGCAGCGTCGCAAGATCTTTGAGAACGAGGCTGATGTCTACGTTATTAACTGGGAATCATTGCGCTCGCACTCTCGTCTTTCTGGTTACGGATCTATCGCACTTGCAAAGTGCACAGAGTGCGGAGGCCACGATGACAGGGTCTCTGAGAACCGCTGCGAGGTTCACATTCGTGAACTAAACACAATTGACTTTAAGGCAGTAGTTGCAGATGAGATTCACAGATCTAAGGAGCCTAAGTCAAAGCAAACGCGCGCTCTATGGGCTGCAACAGGAGACGCTGATATTCGCTTCGCGCTTACAGGCACGCCTATTGCCAACAACGTTTTAGATATGTGGTCAATCTTGCACTGGCTGTCACCAGATGAATGGCCAAGCAAGACGCGCTGGATTGACCGGATGATTAACACAATGATGAACGCCTTTGGTGGAATGATGGTTCTAGGTGTAAAGCCTCATATGGAACAAGAGTTCTACGCAGCAGTCAATCCACGTATGCGTCGTATGCTTAAGCAAAAGGTTCTTCCTTGGCTCCCAGATATGTTGTTTGAGCGCAAGGATGTAGAGATGTCTACTAAGCAGAAAAAAGCTTACGACCAGATGCGTGATCTCATGATTGCTGAGCTCGAGGACGGTGAGTCAGTTACCGCGCCAAGTCCTTTAACGCAAACAATTAGGTTACTGCAGTTCGCAAGCTCTTTTGCTGAGATGAGTATTGATGAGACTACAGGCGAGAGCAAGGTAACTCTTATCGGCCCATCATGCAAGGTTGACGCAGTTATGGACGATATTAAAAACGGTGACTTTGGCGATGATTCAGTTGCAGTTTGTGCAGTATCGCGCCAGCTTATAGATTTACTTAGTGCAGAAATGACTAAGGAAAAAATTCCACATGGTCTCATCACTGGTGCTCAGTCTGAGGATGAACGTCAACAAGCGGTTGATGATTTTCAGGCTGGCAAGATCAAGTGGATACTTTTTACAGCTCAGGCTGGTGGAGTTGGAATCACGTTAACTGCGGCACGTCGTTTAATCATGCTGCAGCGCCCTTGGTCACTTGTTGACCACAAGCAAGCTCTTGACCGCGTGCACCGCATTGGCTCTGAGATTCATGACTCAATTATGATTACTGATTACGTTACTGAAGGAACTATTGAGGAACGTGTAATTCAAGTCCTTGAAACCAAGGCTGATAACTTTGAGCAAATCGTTCGCGATAAGGCTCAATTGCTATCACTACTTAAAGACGACAAGGCAGGAAAGCTATGAGTGAAATAGTCCCTATACGCATCTCTAACTCGGAGATCCAAACATTTAAGGATTGTCGACGCAAATGGTGGCTCAGCTACTATCGTCGTCTGCGTCCACGCACGGAATCAAAGACCGGTGCGTTAGCTCTTGGCTCTCGTATTCACCAGGCTCTTGACGACTACTACTCAAAAGGAATACCTCTTCTTGAGGCACACTCTGCTCTTATTGCAAAGGACAAGGCAGACTTAGAAGCGCAGATTAGAGATACGTATGATCTTGACGCTGAGGCTGAGCTTGGGCGCATCATGCTTGAAGGTTATCTTGAATGGATTGAAGAAAACGGAATTGACGCTGAGCTAGAGATGATCTCTACAGAAGAAATTATTGAAATGCCGTTGTTTGATGGCAAGGTTATTCTTCAAGGCAAGATTGATATGCGTGTTCGTCGTAAGGCTGACGGTGTGCGTATGTTCCGTGACTTTAAGACTGTTGGAGGCTCGTTCACAGACTTTGCGGCGATGGCACACATGAACGAGCAGATCCTTACATATATGATGCTTGAGACCGCGCAGAACAAAGAAGGTGAACGTTCTGAAGGTGGTATCTTTACAATGCTAAAGAAGGTTAAGCGTTCTGCAAATGCACGACCACCTTTCTACGAGCAGATGGAAGTTCGACATAATGTTTTTGCGTTGCGTAATTTCTGGCAACGTATTCATGGAACTCTTTCCGACATGTTAAATGTGCGTCAAGCTCTTGATGATGGCGCGTCTCATCAACTAGTTGTCTATCCACGACCAAGTCGTGATTGCAAATGGAAATGTCAATTTTTTGCTATATGCCCGATGTTCGATGACGGAAGCGCCGCCGAACAAGCACTTAGCGAAGCGTATGAATCATCCGATCCATACGGGTATTACCACACCGAAGAGAAGAAAGGAAGTGAGTGACGTATGTCAAATGAAGTACAGCGTTCGGTCACTATCATGGTGTATGGCGAGTCAAAGGTTGGTAAATCAACCTTCGCGGTCACAGCACCATATCCTCGTCTCATGCTTGACGTTGAAGGTGGGCATAGATTCCTACCGATTAACGTAAAGTACTGGGACCCCCTGCGCGAGGAACCTCCTGTCGCAGATGGTACATGGGACACAGTCGTAGTTAATGTTCGTGACTACGATGTTGTTCTCAAAACATTCCAGTGGTTACAAACTGGAAAGCATCAGTTCAAGTCACTTATCATCGACTCGATCTCTGAACTTCAAGTGAAGTGCATGGATTCAATTGCTGGTACTGAACAAATGAAGATGCAACAGTGGGGCGAGTTGCTTCGTCATATGGGTGCGCTATTGCGTGACCTACGTGACCTTACAATGCACCCAACACAGCCGTTAGAAGCCGTTGTATTGACTGCTATGGCGCGACCTGGAGCAGACGGACGTTCACGTCCTTACCTACAAGGTCAGCTTGCTATTCAAGCACCATACTTCTATGACATCCTTGGCGCAATTACAGTGGAAACTTTTCCAAATCCAGACCCACTGCAAGCACCATTCAAAGCACGTCGTATGTACGTTGAACGCACGGAAGAATACGAAGCAGGTGAGCGTGTTCAAGGTCGCCTTGGCAAGATTGTCGAACAAGAGAATCTTGGCATTGAACGTATGTTAGACATGATTTTTGGCGAAAAGACAGAAGCCAAAGCAAAGAAAGCCGCGTCCTAACCAAATTGGTTAGCGCACTAGTGAAAGGAATACAGTGAGTTCACTCAACTGGGGCGACCTTGTAAAGGACGCCGGAGACGTCGGAGGAAACTTCGAACCACTACCCGACGGTGATTACGATCTCGTCATATTAGAAGCAACTGCAAAGGTTGCACAGTCAGGCAAGACTATGTTTGCCATCAAGGCTCAAGTACAGGCAGGAGCACACGCAAAGCGTCTAGTGTGGGACAACTTAGTTGTTACACCGGACAGCCCAGCTGCTCTTGGAATGTTCTTCCGTAAGATGACTGCACTTGGACTTGGTCGTGAGTATTTCGCGACAAGCCCAAGTAACGCGCAGATTGAGTCAACGCTTAAAGGTCGGGCTTTTAGAGCACAGGTTGGGTCACGTACCTGGAATGGCTCTAAGAAGAACGAAATTAAGATGTACTATATTGCTACTGCCAACACTTCACCTTCAGTTGCGGCAGCAGCTCCTGCACCGGCGCCTGCACCTGCACCAGCACCAGCGCCAGCGCCTGCACCAGCACCTTCTGCTGCTGCACCTATTCCAGCGCCTGCTGCACCGCCAGCTGCGCCGTTCTAGAAACAAATTGTCTGGTATCATTATCCATGCGCAAGCATGGATAATGATCCAGCAATTATTTAAGGAGTAGTATGAAAATCTTAATGACTGGTTTTACTGCACTGCAGATTAACACAGAGCGTCGCACAATACAAAAAATTGACGTTCCTGCGTTAATCGTAAAGGCACTATCAGATCTAGGTCATGAAGTTGACTGGCGCAAGGTAACGCCAGGCGAGGATTTGTCCTCATACGATGTTGCTTGGGTTAACCTTGCTCCGTTGAACTCGCTAAATGGACGACAAGGCGCTATGGGCGCACTTTATACTTTATCCTCAGGCTTGCCTGCGGTTGGATTTTTTGATG